CAACGTGATGAGTATGTTCTCTCGCGTTTGTACTCGTGTCATGAGAGACTACGAAAATAAGCTCGCACGGGATACATTAATCCTTGAACAAACACACTTTGTTCTGTTGCTCTTGAACCTTATCATCTTGATGTTACAAGGCAACACTTCAGGCGGTGCGGCAACATCCATTATCAATTCCTTCGGGAATGATGTCAAGATCAAATATCTTTGGATGAAGTTAGCACCCGAAGGGATGCGATCCATGGAAATGTTCCGTAAACATGTGCGATGCGCATTTTATGGTGATGATGCTCTTTTGGCTGTGTCTCCAGCTGCCTTGCCTTTCTTTAACTTTGATACGATTCAATCGTATTTTAAGAGTATGGGCATCACCGTAACAATGGCTAACAAGACGTCGGATAGTGTACCATATGGCACCATTGACACTGTGCAATTTTTGAAAAGAAGATTTGCGAAGAACGCGGTTGGTCAATATGTGCCTTTAATGGATTTATCGACTCTTGCCTCCCTTACAAACTGGATAACTCGTACACCAATAGGTGAAACTGAGCAATGTTTGCTTAATTGCAATTGCTGTTTGGATTTCGCCTTTTTCTACGGGTACGATTATTTCATGGAGGTTCAAGAAAGAATAATAAGAGCTTTCAATGACAGATGTCTGGTCACTGTCGGGATCAAAACATACCAGGACTGTGTTGAAAAGTTCTATCGTTCTAATTACTGTGCTCGAACGGCAGAAGCCAATGGACGAATCCGTTATCAACATTCAGTTACGATGGATTTTGATTCATTTTGTTCACGATGTCAGCGAGCAATCAATCCCAGCTTTCCTGCTCTGTGTGGCTCCTATGCCTATTCTAGCTCGACACTCGTGGAATTTTTAACCTGTCGTTGTGGAAAACCGAACCAATTAACAACTGGTGTTGATGCATCCACTCAAACAAGTGTACAGGCATATTGTTTTGAGTGGAAAAAGAGAGGAGTCCTTAGTGAGCACTATAAACTCGAAATGCTCTTGGATTGCTCCCCGCATACATGTAACAATTACGATCATGTTACAATGTATCGAAATGCCTTCGAATACGACCAATCCGACGTCTCATGGATAAGTCCTATCGTGGGTCGTTCTGTAATGGATGTGCTCAGTGAGCTTCCCGGCCAAGATGTCTTGATATTGCGGGATTACAAGTTTCATGACCATTATAGAACGGCGGGTGAAACTGCTAATGATTATTCGAATGAACGAAAATCAGATGCGTCCGGCCCTAAACGCCTACAAACTACAATTGAGCACTCATTGGTGTCGTTGACCCAGACACAGCACAAAAAATGGGTCATCAATGAACGCAACCGTGACCTACTTCTTCGAACCTACATTCAAAGGTTCGGTCGACTTCCGCCAACAGCTGAGCCGCACATGATGTCAGGCGAGGGGATGAAGCTGATTTCTTCGGATTCACCAGCCCAATCGCAGGACATCATAGGTGCCACCGGTCAAACTGGCGCAAGCTCCCATCATATGGACACAGCCTGGACCTTGAATATGATGGCAGAAAAACCCACGTACATCGGCACTGTCAACTATGTCACGACCAATGTACCATTTACAGCTAGTGGTATTATACAACGTTGGATGGTTCCATTTGACTTGTTGACAACATCTACCAACACCGTGCCATTCCTGAACATGACTTTCTGGAAGGGAGAGATAATTATCTCCTTCAATTGTCAAGGTTCCAAATTCCATCTTGGGAAAGTGATTGCTTTCTTCGTACCACTTTCCAGCACCGTGTCGATTGATGCCTGGCAGGCTTTAGATCCAGCAAGCATGACTGCTCTAAACCACGTGTTTATGGATGTTACGGAGTCAACAACAGCTGAACTCCACATACCATATTCTCATCCATACGACCAGTTGTTGCTGACTGATGCAGATGGAACCAGCATACAGACAAACCTCAACTACCTAGGTCATGTGTATTTGTGTGCCTTCAATCAGCTCACAATATCATCCACAGCAACCGCAGTTTTGCCAATTACGGTGTTTGCATCTTTCCGCAACAATAGTTTTACGGTGACGAAACCAGCACCATCTGTTGGAATGCAGGCACCTCTTGCGCAACACACAAGAACGCGCACAAGTTCGGTTTCCTCAGAATTCCTTACAGTTGAGGAAGAGGAAACGATTCGTCAGATGAGAAACGGAAAAGGATTGAGACGAACTGCAACTAAAAATGTGCGTGTCGATTCCGATGTGCCTCCTTTGGCAGGACAAGAGCCTGGATGGAGAATTATTGATGACGATGAGGCACTTTTTCCAACTGCTGGAGTCCACGCACCTCCGACCTCTGAACCAAACATGATGGCTGCAGCGGCCGAACACCTGCCTGGTGTAATTGGCCTCGCCACAAAAGGGATCGAAGCTATTGCTAATCGGAATCAACCACCCACGAGTGGAAAAGTAGTTCCGACTAATAGCGCCAGTAATAATGTTAATATCACGGTTGCTGGCAACGATGCTACGCAGAAGGATGCTCCAAGTCTTACCAACAATGGAACTCCTACACTGCGACAGCCTTTCCCATTCATGAGGCACAGTTCAGATCTCAACCAATTTGATATGCAAGCTCTACATCCAGAGTATACAAAACCATATCAACCCCAGAATACCGGCTCGGCAGAGGATTTGATGAATGCTCTCACCTTGGCTCGGAAACCATGCTGTATTGGCACCATTGCGTGGAATACATCAGTCACCTCTGGTACACAACTTTCCTTGCCCAACTCCTGGATAATGCCTTTTCCACATGGCATATACAGCACAAATGGTCTTGGCAAGCAAATAACTAGTCCCTATTCACCGGCACTTGTTGATTGGATAACAGCGGTTGGAGGATATCAGTGGTGGAGTGGAGAACTTGAGATTAGTTTCCAGATTGTGGCTTCACCTTTTGCGAAAGGGCGGTTGCAATTCTTTGCACACTACGGCCAAACAGCCTTTCCAGCGACCTTTGCCGGTGCCCAATCACAATATGGGACTATGTTTGAACTCGGAGCCGATCAGAAGGAGTTCACATTTCGTCTATTGCCAAATGGTCAAACAGCTTGGAAGCTGGTCGCTAACGGTAGTGCCTATAATTTCTTCGAAGGCACAAAAGGTCTTGACTACGGATATGGCGTAATGTCTCTCTGGGTGGTGAATCCATTGGTTGTGCCAAGCAACATTCCTCCCTTAGCTTACATAAATGTCTTCTGGAGAGCTGGTAAGAACTTTGCTCTGAAAGGGCTTTATGGAAAGAACACCTCCATTCTGCCAATGCCGGTTGCCGAGAGCGATGTTGGTCTTGCGAGATCTAAAAATGATCAAATCGACGAAGACGGTACTGGAGAGGTTCGCACGGCGTATCCAAACATGATGGAACAGACGGTCTTGGTGAGCACGGCTGAAGAAGTTGCCAATGGTGGAATTGATTCGACTCCAGGAATTCCATCCGACTTCAATGCTCACGATGTTTTGCCAACGGATGAGATGAACTTGCGTGATATATGCAAACGATTCACCAAGATTTTCACTCAGAATGTGAGCAAACTCGCCATGTCCTCAGACATTGGAGGAAGTCTCATGGTAGAAGGCGCCATCTTTCCTTGCACCAGCCAGCCCATCTTGTACAATCTTGGTACTGGTTTCAAACCACATACAAAGGGTTTGATGGGCGCGCTTTCATACATGTTTCGTGGGTGCACTGGCAACATGAGATTCATGGCCGAGTACGATTCAGTGTTCAATTCTGGTTATGCAAACATGGGAGCATACCGCCCATTTGCCATGTCTTTTCCGACGTATCAGAACAGCACTCTTTTTCCAATAGGCAACAACGAAACTGGACCACCAGTGGCATACTCTTTGTTTGGATTGAAACACTTCCTTGACAAAGTTGTGGGAGATTCGAACACGAAGGATGCGATTGCAGGAGGTGGAACTGCTCCTTCAGTGCCAGCCCAAAACGCAGGAGTGCAAACACCAACACTTGGTGGTCCAGCTGAACCGCGGGTCGCCATCGAAGTTCCAGATACAACTTTTGTGAACTTTCTGTTGCGTGGCGCAGATCGTCCAGCGGCAGATAACGTTTGGGGCAAATTCGATATCGCCCACCAGGTTGTGATAGGAGCCATACGGCCTAACATTGCTCCAAGCACTCAGAACGTGATAATGTCAGTTTACATGGCGGCGGGAGATAACTTTCAATTCCATGGTTTCCTTGGGATTCCGCCGCTTTATCTGGGATATGAGCAGGCCAACAACAATACTACGATCTACACCCAGTTCCCAGATGTCTGGCCTTCACGAGTTGCAGCACCAGATGTTTATCCACCAGCAATTTCATTGGCACAACAACTGCGAACGGCGACAGCACATATGATGGAAGAGCCGGCTGAGCAACTTCACGAAGCCGTTGAAGCACTTCGTTTGGCCGAGGAAGTTGGTATTGCTGACTGTGGTAAAAATTTTCTGTATTGTGAAAAGTACCACATCCATCCAGTCTTTCCCAGTGCTCATGACAAACACATGTTTTTCCAGAAACATGGAGTGGGTAACTTTCCAGCAGACCATTCCATGTCAGTCGCCTATCAGTGGCTCAAGCGACCAGAAAATGATTTCTGGACCATGATTCGAGGAAAAACACCACATGTGCGAGTGTCACATACGCAATACAATACACTCCCCAGTGATTCACATGATCTAATCATTGGGTGCGACGGAATTTCATATTCCAGGATAAATCAGCCTGGACGAGACTTTTCCCCGTTGATCTTTACAACGCTTGTGTGCCAAGTGTGGGAAGAGCTCCATCGCCGTCTGACCTTCGGGTATACGGAAGAGGAGCTTGACCTGCGCCCACGCATCAAGCGTTTTGTTGAGAACAAAAAGGCAGTCCGATCAACTGCACCCGTGAGCATCATCCACGAGATCTGTCAACAATGGCAGACATTTGAGATGCAATGGGATATCCTATCTACAACAGGACCATCCCACTCACCAACACACCGTGTTGCATTAACCGTCCGCGGGGGCGCTTATGTTTTCAGCACGGTGGCCAGTGGTCCTTCCATGAAACTCTGCAAAAATGCAGCAGCGGAGAAGTTCCTTTTGGCAGTCGAAGCTGATACAGCTTGGGTTACGGAGGTAACCAAGACAGAATGACGACCTTCGGGTACGCCGGTTCTGCAATCACCCCTTTCTCCCTGTCCCTGTATCACTCACCCTCAGTTTTTAACTGAGTGTATCTTATTCTAAGAAAGAGTATGCTTCGGGTGCTCCTTCTGGAATACTTCAAAGTTACAATCTACAAGGTCCTTGTTGAGTAGTCTGAGTGAACGAGTGTTCTCCAGTCCCCTACTGGCCCTACTGTTTTAGCTACGAAACAATGTAAAATTATCTGACAGTATAATAACCCCCATCCCCG